GGGGTGGCTGGTCTTCAAAACCAGAGGGGGCCGCCAGCGGTCCCGGGTGGGTTCGACTCCCATTCTCTTCCGCCATCTGCAGACCATAGAAAACCACAAGAAACCAGCACAAACCAAGGTGCACTAAGGGTTTCAGCCAAACCAGGAATAGGCCAAAGTGGCTTCCAGCGGTTTCGCCTGGTGTCAAAATTCGCACAAATTTCGCACAGCTCAGTAGAAATTATCAACGCCGCCATGCAGTGACAATGTAGTAATGTCGCTGCGATCAACCATGAGAAGACATTAACTGTCGTCCGGTTCGCCCCAATAGACGGGCGGTTTCAAATACCAAGTGCAACGGTGGTTGGAATCCTGATATCCAGATTGAAGCAACATTCCCAGAATGCTTCGCTTGGCTTCTTAAACCCGAGTGATTTGCGCGGCCGGTTATTCAGGCTCCAAGCGATCTGATCCAGTTCCTGTTGGGTAAACTGGCTTAAATCGGCTCCCTTGGGTAGGTACTCCCGCAACAGACCGTTGGTATTCTCATTGATCCCACGTTGCCAAGGACTGTGAGGATCGGCGAAGTAAATCTTCAATCCCGTCCGCTCTTCCAGTCTTTGGTGGTATGCCATCTCTTTACCCTGATCGTACGTCAAGGTTTTGCACAGCTCTTCATCGAATGGAGCGAAAGCGCGGGCAAAGCCCTCCAAGGCAGCCGCTGCAGTGCAGCCCTCCATCTTGGCCAGCACAACCAGTAAGGTCTTGCGGTACACCAGGGTACCTACCGCGGAGCGGTTCCCAGCCCCCACCAGGAAGTCACCTTCCCAGTGGCCAGGCAACAAGCGCTCATTAGCCTCTGGAGGCCGAACATGAATGCTGGCTACATCCTGAAGCTGACCACGCCGATCCGTACCACGTGTACGAGGCCGGCGAGCTCCTCGACCCTGCCGCAAGAGCGCAACGAGTTCACGACGCAAAGCCCCCTTGGGAGCGGCATAGATCGCCGTATAAATGGTTTCATGCGAGACGTGCAAAGTCTGTTGTCCTGGGTAGCCCTGTTTTAGTCTGCCCGCGATTTGCTCGGGTGACCACCGATCTTCCAGCAGTGCACGAACCTTGGCCCATAATGCTCCCGCCGGATCCAGCTTTTTCACGCGCCGAACCTTGTATTTCAAGCGGCGAGCACGCTTTCCTGCTCGTAGGGCATCGTACCCGCCAGCTACGCGAGGGCGTCCGATTGGACCGATCTCATGCTGTGGCTTATATCCATTACGGCGCAGTTCTCGACAAATCGTGCTGGGTGCCCGGTGCAATGCTTTTGCAATGGCCCTGGCACTCTCTCCCTGCTGTTTCATTGCCATGATGAACCCGCGTTCCTCGGCACTTAGGTGCTCATAAGTTCTTTGCATGCAACAACTTAACCTTTAATCGGCTCGTGTTGCACTTGGCTCTTGAAACCGCCACGCTTAGACTCCGCTTCGCTGAATGTAACTCTCAGAAGTCAGAGCGGACAAAGAGTGCCTCCTTACAAAAACTGAAAACGACTCGCCTGCAAGCAATTTATGATGGCCTGACGAGGGATTGAATCTCCGCAGCGCATGCATTGCTTTTACGGCGATGTAGGAACCGACTTTCAACAAGGTTCCACAAAAGCACAGCAGCAATTAGTGTGAGCGTGACCGCTAACAGTAGCCCCCCCCAAGGAGAGAGCTGGAATACACCGACCTGGACCAAAGTCTGGATAATTGGGAAGTGCAAGATGTAGACGCCATAGGAGAAGTCACCATATCGTCCAAAATTTCCTAGGTAGCAGAACAACCCAGCACAAATAACCAGCACGCCTATCGACGCCGGAGCCATAAAATCCAACGGGAAAAATTTTCCAGCAACGAGGATCGTTGCACAGATCGCAATGATTAGCCCCCAGTGCTGTCGCAGAAAAGGCAAACCGTAATAGCAGGCTGTTCCAGCCACAAAGTAGCGCAGTTGGCCGGGCAACTGTTGCTGCAGTGACCCGCCGACATTGGCGGCGTAGATCGACGAAAGCACATACGTAGCAACCAGCACTTGAGCTGCCCCTAAGCGCCGGATGGCCCAGACAAATGCCGGCACCGCAATATAGAAGGCGATCTCGACCTTAAGCGTCCAGAGCGCACCGTTGACAGCATGGACAACATTACCCTGGAAGAGACCAGGTAGTTCCGGGTGCAGAAAATTGAGATACGTAAGGTTCGCTGCAAGGTAAGCCCACCAATCGGTGGTCAAGAAATAGGAGTCAACGCTGCTCAATGTTCTAAATAGAACGGCGCTAACCACTATAATTGTCACGTAAGCCGGGACCAAGCGCCTCACCCGTTTCTCGATGTAAGACCTCATTGAGGTAGCGCGTTCATAGCTCATGAAGATTAAGAATCCACTGACAGCAAAGAATCCCTGAACTGCATATCCAGAGTTCAAGATGTTTTGGATTATGGTAAGTGCTGGTTGTGCCGATAGGATGCTCGCATGTACCAGGCAGACTGTCATAGCCAAGCAAAAACGAATTAAATCAAAGTTATTGTGCGCAGGTATCTGCATGCTATTTGAGTTCATGGGTGCGAACTATAGCATGTAGATTTGGAGATTGCCGCTCCCCAGACAACATGAGGATGTCGGGTTTGATGTGACAAATCTCACATACGCGACCGACTGCAATGGATCATTTTTGGTTATCTAGACAGCGCAACATCTCTACATAACTATCATGTCAAATCTTGAACGCAAAAACCGTGCTCGATTTGCATGAAACCGCATGATTGCAGCTAGCTAACATCACGGCGCGAAAGCCTTGCCACGGGCCGTTTACGGGGCAATCATGCAGGTGCATGTTTTTCGACACGTTAAGTGGGCGGGCGAGGCGGGGCTTCGATTGCGCGCGCTGGGGGTCTACAGGGATCAGTGAAGCGTATTACCTCCTCCCCTACCCACTCGTTGACCTCCTGTAACTTGACCTGCAGCGGCAGGATTTCATGAGCGTGGAAGACCTCCGCCGCTTTCGTCACATCACCAAAGCCACCCGTATTGCTGGGGATCACGCCCAGCAGCTGGGGCGGCACCCGATGCGCCGCCAGCACGTCATCACGCGTCACGTTCTTGATGCCCAGGAATTCATCCTTTGCAGCCACTTCGCTGATCGGGATCAGCTGGATGCCGTCTTTCTTTCCGTTCGGCACATGCATGAACAGGTTGCGGAAGTTACCCGGCCCCTTGCTGTCACGTAGTGCCTTGCGCAGCGCGTTGACATCTTCTTCCTTCGCTGCCGGATCGGACATGTACAGGATGAAGCCAGCATGGCTGCCGTTCTGGTAATACTTGCGGCGGAACAGGGTGGCCGACTCATTCAGCCAGGCCGACTGCAGCGCGGCCAGGTATTCGGGCAGCCCGTACACTTCCTGGTTAATGTCATGTTCCATCAGGTGGAACACATCACCCAGCTGCTGCTCTACGCCGTAGCCAGGCACCCACCAGTAACTGGACAGATCAATCCCACGCCGCACGTATTTGGCCAGCGCCGGCTGCAGCGTCAGCACACACCCCAGCCGGTTTTTCCGCGCTTCCAGATAGGCATTACCGAAGATCAAGAAATCCAACACCAGGCGCGAAAAGTCGCCACTGCTTAACAGCCGGTGCGGCTGGAAATCTTTTACCAACAGATTGCGCTTGATGGTCAGTGCACTGCCATGGTGAACGCTGGCATGCCGGCTGCGCGCCAGCCCTTCCCAACTGATCGGTGGATCATACCAACGGCCATTGCTGACGCACTCCAGGTATTCCAGAATTTCGCGCCGGTCCATCACTGGGGTGGGATCGCCAAAGGTAAATGCCTGCACATCGGCGGCTGTGGATTTTGCGTCTTGGGTGTCGGTCATTAGTAGATTTCCAAAAAGCCGGAGTTGGACGCGGTCGTGCCTTCCAGCGGTTCGTGAGAGAGGGCATGCATGGTTGCCCATGCCAGGTCGGCGTGGCTGGTTTCTTCGGAGCGGCCTGCGGTGAAGGTCATCCGGCTGCCGCCCGCGGTAATAGTTTTCTTGATCGCGAGGAAGGATGCAGCAATGTCGTTGCTGCCGGCGTCAAACTCCAGACGCCCGTTGTTGATCACGTCCAGCGCTTTCAGTACCAAGCGGGTTTTCACTTCGGGGCTGTACTGGAAGCCGACAGCATCGGGCCGGAACTGCTTCACCAACTGAAAAACGCCAGTGCCCAGCCCAGTGGTATCAATGCCGATAAATTCAACGTGGTAGCGTTCGCACTGCTTGCGGATGAAATCGGCCTGCCCGGCAAAGTCCATGCCCTTGAACTGGGCACGCTCCAGAATG